GACAGATTATAAACAGATTAAATCGGGTGAATGCGATCATGTTAAGCGATCCAAAAACATCGGTGCGTCCAAATCTTGCGCAGAGACTTCAGGAGCAGAACGCGCTGCTAGAGCTTCTGAGGTCAGCTATAGCCGATCTGCCCAAGGAAGACTAAAGGCTAAACTTGCAGGCGTCACCAGCGCCTATGTGCGTGCCGAAATAATAACTGGCCACAAAATGCTTGAGTTTGAAAAGCTCCAGCACAAACTGGGCAAACGTGAGCCGCTGCCGTCAAGCGAGACAAAGCCCAGCGCGATGCACAAAGGCGCGATCGAGATAGCCGAGAGGCGCAAGGAGAACGCCATAGAGCAGGGGAAGCGCCTTTTACTCATGCTTGCAGACGATCAGATCATTACCATCGCAGAGGCCGCTGAGATGCTTGGAGACAGCACACCTCGCACGGCTGACTATTTAGCCAAATTGGTTGAGGCTGGCCATGTCTACCAAGTGCGCGATTTTGTATTTATCAAGCGTTACACAAGCAAACAATGGCGATGGGTTTTTAGCAAACAGCCGATCAAGCCCAAATACAACTTTGAGAATGAAAAGGGGGAAACCAATGACTAAACTGACGATAAAACTTTGTGCATAGTGCCTTGGTCAAACAGATCAGCGTTCAAGCGTGTTGTTGTTGGCTTGATGATCGGGTCATCTCCCCGGCAAAAGAAAATGGCCTCAAGGTCCAGCGCCACAAATGCGTAAACTTCAGACCGCTGCCGACCATCCCCGCATTTGGTGTAGAATTGATATTTCCAATGCCTGATCCTTGACGCCGTCTTTACCTGCAAAGTTACGATGCGTGTATCCATCTGTATATACGCATCGTGATCCTGCGATGGTGCAAGGGTGCAGAAATAACCACCGAGGGACAACTGAGAGAGGGCGAGATATTCTCCCGCCCTTCCGACATTCGCACTGGCCTTTTGGTCTTGCAATGGTTTTAGTCCATAATTTCCCAGTGCGGCGCGTCGATAAACGGTCGTTTCTTTTGTGACCTTCTGAGGTCCACATAAGCGTTCATAAGGTCTTCACATGAGCCGTTCCACGTCCGAACGTCAGAGCAGTGCCATGCGGCTCCCCATCGCAGCGCCACGCCGACTTCCTTGGCCGCATTGATGATTGCATCTCCGATCTTGTCATACAGCTTCAGCTCCCATGAGCCTCTCGAACCAATGTAAGCCATCAGGTCGAGAGCGTTGCCGTCGATGTGCTTTGACTTCATCGTCTTGCTGGCACCTTTGTCGAAAAGAACGCGCTGCTCTTTGATGGTGCGAAGGCCGCAGATCACGCCAAAATCAACGGACGTGTTTTGAATGGCCAGTTTTGCAACTGCAACCAATCTCTCATCGACGCCAGCCATCGTATCCAAGCTGCGCTGTGATAGTTTATAAGTCATTTCTTACCTCCAAAAAATCTAGTGGCCGACCGAACGGCAAACGAACTTGCGACGATCACGCCTAACGTGTATTGATACCAGTCCGGCATGGTGGACAAGGCATCGAAACCATCGGCCACCGTCTTCCTGCCCCACTCCCCGCAAAAACTTAGGATCAATGGAATGGAAAAAAGACCGACGAGATACTCGTCCTTCCACGAATTTTGAGTGCCGTGGGCCATGATCTTTTCCCAATCCGCCTCGGAGGTCGCAGCGGACAGCATGATTTTTGCTTTTGCGTCGGCCTCGGAAACCTTCATCCGCGTCTCAGCGGCCTTTGTTTCGACCTTAGAGGACAACCATGTACCTGCGAGAGAGCCTATTGGCCCTAGTAGAGCTTGTAACATTATTTTGACTCCCGACCTATCCATATGCCGAAACTTCCCGTGAAAGCCCCAGTTACTACTGATATTAGACCCGCTTGTGATACTGACAGGTCCGGTTGCGACAGCGCCCACTCTAAACAGCGGATATACATAATGGTTGTCACCAGCATCATCACGCGTGGCAGGACTTTCCATTCATCTAGTTTCGTTGACATCACCATTTCCCCTGTTGCTTGCCGATCATATAAAGAACTATTCCCAACCCAGCGACTCCAGACAAGGCTATTAGTCCACCAAAGAACCAAGTAATAAGTGCCTGCTTTAACTCTGCGCGGCGATAAGCAGTCTTCTTGCGTTGGGCGCGCACCTTGCGGAGCGTGGCTTTATATTCTTCAAGACCATCCATCCCGTAGGTAAATGCCACAAGTGTCTCTACCTCTTTTCTAAGGGCCTGCATTTTCTTGTGCGCAGAAAAGGCATCGATGGCTTGCTGTTCAGCTGAACCAGTGAGGGTCGCAAAGATCCCAGGATTCTTGGCCTTATCCGCCGCGTAATTGACGTCACTCACTGCGCCTGCGAATTTAGAAAGAGCAGATGACGCGTCCCGACCTGCAAGCATCAAAGACTTTATGTTGCTCACGGCACTGGCCGCAATTGATATCGCTGTGATGGGATCAATCATGCAAAAACAATCCTTGTGGGGCAATTGTAATTTGGAGCCACACGGTAAATCTTGTCATACCAGCTCCCGTTCTTTTTGCCTTCGCAATCGTAATAGCAATATTTTGCCAGTTGGTTCGTGCCGTTGATCCAAGCGTGGCCCCACCCGACGAAGACCAGCACGCAGATCATGTTATCTTGCCATCAGCTTGTCGATCTTTTCCTCAAGCCGATCAAACTTATTCATAATTTGAGAGAGAACCTGATTGCTGTCGGCTTTACTCACATAGTCAGTGGCCATCGTTTCACGAGTGCGGTTCAACAAAACGCGGACGCGATCAAGCTCCTCTTTCTCTGTTTTGATCCACCAGCCAAGCCCGCTAATTACTACGGCAAAAAGTATATTCAAGATTGCGTCCATTTCCATCATGTTATGTCGTCCAAAATCTCAACCCGAATGTAAGCATTGTTCGGGAATGTTTCGATGGAAGAGTTGGAATATGTTACTTCGAACTCGGCCTGATAAGAACCAATGGTGTCAGTGTCGGATGCGGACCAATCATAGCGAACCAGACCACTGGCGGCAGTGACAATTACCGCCGCTTGGTCCACAACTATTGCTGCACTTCCAATTTGGCGCATGTGAAACCTTACAGTGGCCCCATTGAGATCAACAACTGCATTTTCGCCGTCTTTCAACTCTGCCAGCATAGATGGCGAGGTGTCGTTTTGTTTCATGTAAAATGTCATTTAAATGCCTCTCAGACGTGATTTGGCGTGCTTTGCGATACGATACACGAATTTGGCGTGTTTAGCGAGAGTATGCAAAGATTTGGCTGATTTTGAAATGCTGTCCTGCGCGGAGATAGCTCGGCAAAAGTGGCTGATCCAACGATTGGTATGCCGGAAAGGATGCTGGAAGCCAAGAGTTGATGCTCAACATTCAACTGAGCAATGCCAACAACAGGTTGCCCAGTAGAAAAGCTCACGCCGATCAGGGCTTGAACCTGAGATATTGTTGATGCGTCAATGACTGGCAAGCCAGTGGAAAAGCTCACGCCTGTTAGTAATTGCATTTCAGAGGCCGTTGCTGACCCTATAACAGGCTGCCCAGTAGATATGTCATCGGCGGTCAGATTTAAAATCACAGAAGCAGTCGCGGCCCCAATGACAGGCTGGCCAGTTGTGATATCAGCGCCAGTAAGGCTTTGTGCTTCAAATGCGGTAGGAGAGCCAACTACAGGTTGTCCTGTAGTAATACCAACGCTGGTAAAAGCATGCGCCTGAGAAGCAGTTGCTTCGCTCAAAACAGGCTGGCCCGTAACTATATTATCTCCGACGAATGTCTCGTCTTCTGCCATGCTGATTGATGGCACAACAGGCTGGCCAGTTAATATGCCCAAGCCAGTTAGTGAGTGATCTTGAGTAATAGCTGAAGAGCTAACTGTAGGTTGACCTGTAGTTATGCCAACCCCAGTGAGGAAATAGGTGATGCTGGCCTCTTGACCGCTGTCTGCCAGAGTGGAGGAAGCTAGAGGGCTAAAGCCAAGCATCATTTATTCCTTATACAGCGGTTGAGCCAGCCATGTCGTCCTGAGCCATGACCCAAGAGTAACATTTGTCCAAGAATGCGTCACCCGATGAACCCTCAACTTCAGCCAGACTTGCGTCGTAGCGTTTGAAGTCTACTTCACGAGTATCATCAGTTGGTGTAGCTGTCGCATATGCTGACAGGTCAATCATGACACTGAACTTGGGATCATCACCACGTTGGCGACTGATAGCCGCTGTAGCAATGCGGTAGTAAGCGTTGTTGAAGGCGATACCATATTGGCTTGAACCTTCTGCGATGTTGTTTTGAATAGCCATTTGAGTTATATCTCCTGTTTAGGCGGTTGAGTATTGGTAAGTAAAGCCTGCGCCATTACCATATCTAGCGTTGTATGCCTTTGATCCGTCAGATTTAAACTCAAGGCCAGCAGGGCAACTTTCGTTTAAAGTGAAGGATAAGCTGGCATAAGAAGCTGTGGAAACGTCAAAAGCAGTAGAGAGATTGAACTGGAAAACACCGCCGCTGCTACCGGAAGACTCATTAAAACTTATATACAGTTTATCTCCGGTAGGTGTGAAGTAAATACCGGAAACCTGACCACCGTAGGTGTTTAAACTCGTAATAGATTTACTATCATAAGAGATCCCAGACAATGTGTAAGCTGTTGAAAGGCTGAATTGCCAGACGACATCCACATTGTAGTCTGCAACATAACATTTAGTCCCATCGTCATTAAAGAGAATGGCGGTTGGCTCTTCTGCTGAGGAGGGCCAGTTAGAGAACGAAGAACTGTCGTAGCTTGCCGTACCCAAGTCCCACGCAGTAGAAAGGGTGTATTGGAATATAGCCTCTACGCCTGACCCAAGCATAAACATGCGTGTACCATCAGCGCTGAACGCAATGTCTCTTGGCACCGTTTCTTGAGCCGCAACAGAAAAACTTGTGTCGTAACTAGATGTGCTTAAATCCCATGCAGTGCTTAAATCGTATTGGTGGATACTGTCGCTTCCAACGTCTCCAATATAACACCGAGTTCCGTCTGGCTTAAATCTATAGACAGTTACAGTTGACGTGAACTCGCTGCCCTGTTCTTGATTCACAGCGATATTGTCATAGCTTGCGTTTGATAGGTCAGGGTTGGTCCAGCTAGACCCAGCTTCCCATATCTTAGTGCTACCAACATAAACTGCGCTAACAGTTGTGCTACCAACAGCTATATTACTGAATGCTGTAGAGCCTAAATATGTAGTTTGAACCATTTTCTAGCCCGTCACAAAGTATATTGTATTGGCGTCCGGTGAACCAGGCAAGGCAGCAACAACAGCAATTTTATAGCCCCCAATGGCAACGTACCCGCTTGTAGCAGAGATGTCATTGGTCTGATGATTAATTGTTAAAGACATATCTTTACCTCCTATGCGTAAAGTACTTCAGATGTATTGATCGTGGCCACCCATCTGAGGTTGGTTGATGCTGCACCAGTAGCGGTAATC